GTATTCCAACGGTAAAATCAGGGTCTCTTGCCTCGCCTTCTTCACTCGCCGCTAAGTCCCAACTCCGTACCCACTTCACAACATCGGTAGGCAACCAATCAATGACTGTCACAGCATCTCTCGGAAAGTAGTCTCCAGCCTGCGCTCTCATCAACCAGTTGCCGTCAAGTAATCTCGCGCGTTCTACTTTCGAGAGCGCCTTCAACCGACCGATATACGAAGGATCGGTTTTGAGTCCAAGCGGATTATCTGTTGCTTTACTCGAAATGAAGGTGACTGACATAATATCCATTTCATCACAACCATGCTGACTCATTAACTCCTGTTTTGAGTCTGCCCAAATAATCTCGTCATTCACTCGAAACATATAACGCAGTACGCCACGCCGCTCTTTGATCGGGAATCCAGTATCAGGATCAATCCACCAACTAATGAAGTGTGCCACCCAAGAGTCTGGATCTGGGTTACAAGTACCTCTTATGTACGATTTTATGCCACTCATTGAGCGAGCGCGAGATAGCATATAAAAGAATTGAAACTTAGAAAAATGGCAAAGCTCGTCATAGCATATCAGAGCCATCTGCGAACCTTGATAGGCCAAGACTTGATCTTCAGAGTTAAGATGCGCCATTGTGATCTGAGCGCCACTCGGAAATATCCATCGTGGAGTCGGTTGAGCGCGATACTCTCCGCCTAAGTGTGGGTAAATATCAAGTGAAGTATCTCTTAATCCGCCTGGAGACGTTATTTGGACACTTTCCCTTCTGAAAATTATCGCTTGATACTTCGGATTACTAATATGACGAGCAGCCTCCAAAAGTAGACTGAAGGTGTTATGAGTAGGTATGAATGTTTCACCTACAAGATAAAGATGAGAAGGATGGTCTATCTCAATGCAACGCATAAAGCAAGACTCTGTCTTCAGAACGTCAACAATATACCTTCGTTCTGAATTAACCGAGCGAAACGATTGACGTTCTTTCTTTCTGTTTAGATGAAAGACAGTTAAATGAGGAGAAAATCTAATCGTAAAATGACGATTATGATTTAATTCTTTCATCTTCTTTTCAGTAACTGAACATTTAATTCCTAATGAGCAAATAAGCTGTCTAGTATCATTGACTAATCTTTCATTAGAGAATCCGATACTGCATTTTCCTTGTTTATCACACGTTCCATCGGTATCCATCATTCCTCGCAATAGTTCAAGACGTTGCTCAAAAGACCCACGAAGATACTCTAAAGGAATGTGTTTATTATTCAGTAGACCAGATACGCGCAAATAATGAGTCAATCCTTTGAAGGTAACTACTTTAAATGGTTGTTTGCGCTTTTCTACCTCAATCACAGAACTCAACACTTCTGACTTAATATGTGTAAGCATCTCATTGATGTCATCAACAAGACAACCTACCTTGCCTGATCCTGAGAAACCGTCGCCCAACCAGCAGCCGATTAAGTAGGTTTCAACAAGCATATCGTTATAAGGAAGATAGATTGGTTCTGCGACAGCTACAGAATGGTTAGCTCTGGTTCCACGAATTCTTAACGTATCCAAAATATCATACGTTGTTCTAATAGAACCGTCAGAACATTCGAGATAATCATACTCGCGTTCTTGATTGACGCGAGTAATAGTGATACTTGCGCCATAGTTCTTCTTAACTTCCTTTGCGCGAGAAGGTCTGTTTGCACGACGGTTACTACGAAACTCCTCAGTTCTACGATGAGATTGAGCGCGTTCTTCATACGTCATTGTTTTCCATAAATGCTCACCATCGGCTTTAATGATCTCCCCACTATCGAAGACAACATTATAGGCTTCATCGGTAAACTCAATAGGAAACGCATTGATGACTTTTACAACAGAACCATCAATCGCAAAAATATCATCACCAGACTTCAATTCACCCATCCGCTTAAATCCTTTTGGAGTAGGAATGAGTGTATTTATGTCAAGACGTTTTCCTCCAAACGCCGCTCCGCCTGTTATAGCAATATCGGCATTAGTGGATAGAAACTCGGTTTGAGCGCCGGGTTGCGGTCGTATATCTTTCACTTCATTTTCTCTTTACGAATCTTATCTGCCGCCAGCACCATCTCCACAAATCCATCCCACTCGTTAATATCCACATGAAGTGAACACTCTCCGAAGTAGCCGATAATTGTCCACTGAGCATCATTCCTCTCTAGCAACATCTTGAATGTCGCGTCTTTATGAGTAATGAAGATGTCGTTATGTGCAGTATTGCTAATAGTAATCATTAAACTCTCCTGAATGAAGTCGCCACACCGAAGCATGGCGACCGTTATTCTACAATCGCATTGGCATCACGACGTGTATTGCTTCGTCAGTTTCCATACCTTCAATGAGAAGTGAATCGACATTATCATTCATCCTGAAGATGACTTTCTCTGATTGAATCACACGAAGAGCATCTTGCAAATAACTCGCATTCATTCCGAACACCAGCGAACCAACATACTCAATATCAATCTGCTCTTCTCCCTCTTCCTGATTGGAGTTGCGACTCCGCAGAGTGAATAGTCCATCACTGAAGCTGAGTTCAATTCCACTCGACTTATCATCCTTGATTAGTGCAATTCGGTTAATCGCATTCAATAACTGTTCACGATTAAAGACCGCAGCACTCTTCTGTTTGGTTGGAATGACTCGGTTATAGTCAGGAAACTTACCTTCAATCAGTTTGGTGATGAAGGTGGAGTGTGGCAGATTGACTCGGATATGATTCTTGGCAAAGCAGAGTTCACAATCCTCTTCACTCTTCAGAAGTTTCTTCAACTCCACAATCGCTGATTTGGGAAGAATCACTTGCTTTGCAACTTCTCCACCATAGTCCGTGGAATGCGCTGTGGACACCTTCGCTAACCGATGACCATCCGTTGCCACCAGATTGAAGTGTCCTTCGTGGCTTAACTCCATCAGCAGTCCATTCAAGTAGTAGCGCACATCCTGATCAGCCGTTGCGTAGTCCACATAATCCATCAGCGACCGGAGCAGGTTCATCGGCATGAAGAACATGTGGTCAAACTCGGACTCAGGGAAGACCGGGAACTCGGCAGGATCACTCGTGGCGAGGGAGAACCGGCTACGACCACATTTCACCGTCGCCTTGCCATCCTTGTCCTCCAGTCCAATCACAGAATCGTCAGGAAAGGCTCTTAGAACGTCATACAGGCGTTTTGCGGGCAGGAGAGCTTCAAAGGCGTGATCGTGATTCTCGAACCGTGAAATCAACGTGGTTTCGAGGTCAGTGGCCGTGACCGTGATTTGCTCACCATCACCTTTGATGTGCAGGAATTGCAGCACCGGCAACGAGGACTTCCGAGCGACAGCCCCAAACACCGACTTCACGGCACTCAACAACACATTACGATCAATCGCTAGTTTCATATTAACTCCGTTCAACGGTTAAAAGACGATTATACCATAAGTAGACTATTAAGGCAATGGTGTTAGTTCACACCACGCATACACCGGGCCATACTTATCTAGTTTTATATTTGTCCAAGATTCGCCATCCCACCATCGTATCCAACGATAACGACGGTGGTCTTCACTCTCTTGAGCAACGAGATACCTTCCGGGCTTGGGAGGATCAATCTCTACTGGAATCCACGGCGGATTCATTGCTCACTCACTATGTCATCGTCTCGACCGTTTGAAGGCAGGAAGACCTGGACACGAGCAGTATTAGTCTCATCGGTCTGCTTACCAATCAACTTCTCGGCCTCAATAAAACCGCCGACTTTCAATCTAAAGAGAACTGGTACAAGCTGGCCGTCATCGACCATTTCTTCTAACTTCTGTGCGGTCTTCACTAATCCAGCACTCATACCCATTAAGAACACTTCATCAATAATCGAGTATTCTTCACAGAGTTCAGCAAACTTGGCTTTGGTGACTCCGTAGTAAGCAGCAATCATACTCCTGTCAAGTCCGAGAGTTGCGAGGCGATAGACGGCTTCAGGATCAACACAAATCGTGCGCTCGTTATTGTGATTCTGAATCGCATCGAACTGTTTGTTGCCGATAAACGACTTCGCATACACCTTGAACTTGTCATCCTTGTTCTTCCGAGGCGTGAGGAAGGAAGGTTGATCCACTGTTTTGACTTGTTTACTCATAACTTGATAGGCTCCAGACCCGTCAGTTGACTCCAACGCTCTAGTATGACACTAACATACGAAGGATTAAGTTCTATTGCTAGACATTTGCGACCGAGTTGTTCGCAAGCAATCAGTGTGGTTCCACTTCCGCAGAACGGTTCGTAGACAAACTCGCTCTCGTGATTCTGAATCGGACGGGCCATACACTCAATCGGTTTCTGAGTCGAGTGACCTGTCTCATTCTTCTGAGGCTTTGTAATATCCCACACCGTCGTCTGCTTTCTATCTCCGATATAGTTAGCAGTCTTATCTTTGCGAACACAATACCAACACGGCTCGTGTTTCTGATGGTAACTACCTCGGCCAATCACGAAATGAGACTTGTTCCAGATAATCATGTTACGCGGAATGAGATTGTTCTTCACCAGCGTATCGTGAACTTCGCAGTGAAGAGAACCCGGCGCACACCAGACATAAGCGACATCGCCTTCGTATAATGCCCACGCCTCTGACCAATCACTTCGATTATCGTTTAAGACCTTCCCCACTGCGCCTGCACCAATACAGCGATTGCCCATTGAGTCTGAATGACGAGCAGCATGATTCCGCCAGTCTGGATCGTAATCCACACCATACGGAGGATCAGTCACCATCAAGTTCGGCTTATCCGCCATCAACACTCGCGCCACATCCTCGGCTTTCGTAGAGTCACCGCAGAGTAGTCTATGATTGCCCAACTGAAACATATTCCCTAACTGCACTTGCCACTTCTGCTGACACTCTTCAATCTTATCAACGACAGATTCAGCATCATCTTCAGTAATCTCTGGAGTTGAAACCAGTAACTCATCCAACTCCTTCGCATCAAAGCCAGTCAACTCCAGATTGAAGTCTAGCTCTTTCAACTCGGCTAACTCAACCTTCAATAACTCATCATCAAAGCCGTCCAACATAGTCAACTTGTTGTCTGCAATCGTGTAGGCTCGACGTTGCGCTTCTGTCCAACCTCTTGCCACCATCGTCGGCACTTCTTGAATACCCAACTTCTTTGCTGCTAACACTCGACCATGACCAGCAATCAGAGTATTCTCTTCATTCACCAAGACCGGAATTGTCCAACCGAACTCTTTTATGCTTGCAGCGATTAAAGAAACTTGATGGTCACTGTGTTTCTTCGCATTTCTAATATACGGTATCAGAGTCTCGATATTACGCATTTCAACTTGAGTCGCAGGCCAATTCTTCACTTGTTGTCTCCATCGTAATAAACATAACCAAACTCTTCTAACACATCAGTCTCCATCTCGCCATTCGCAATCCTCTCTATCACACACCAGAGCCAGTGTTGTCCTATCTTCGCTCGGTGTAAATCAAGATAGGTTTCTAATACTCTCATCGCACCATCATCTTCAAATTGATTGAGTAGTTTGTACCACGCTTCAGCTTCATCATACTCACATTGACCATCACACGAGTCACAGTGATTCATCGTTTAACTCCATCAGTAGTCTTAACCATGCTTCGTTCTGAGCAACACTTTCCCAATACGCAGTGCGATAGTTGTCATCGCAGAAGGTGAATATCCAGTGGAGAAGTGCTTTCATTATTTATACTCTATACTCAGAAGGCATTTGGCGACACTCTCTAGGAACAACGGATACAAACAACTCGTTTGTTCTCATTAAATGTCTGAGTATTACAAGACCTTTCGGAGTAATCATAGGAGTATGAACAATCTTATTGATTCTCTCGATATGTTCAATCTTGATTGACATATAGCTCTGTCCAATCGCCCACGAAGTCGGCTTATTCATTCCTTGTCGTTTATCCATCCAACCGTTATGTCTTAACCAGACACGAAACTCGGAAGGTTTCATCGAACCACCAAACAAGGTCTGACAAACAGTATCAATATGCAACTCTCCTTCTGCCTTGAAGACCTCCTCGTGGAAATCAATCATCGGCTTCGCTTCTTCTAACGCTTTCTGATTAACCTCATTTTCTAACCTAAGTTGTTCTGCTCGCTCATACTGCATTGCCCAAGCTCGCGCAGCCTCGGCAGGATTAGTGAAGTCTGGAAGCTGAAGAACGTTTGCTTCTAGCTCCTGCCAACGCTTGATAATCCTCATTCTAGAATTTGCGTCATATCCTGCAACTAAGCAGTATGTTGAATCTTGATCCATAGAGAACATCCTATTCTCCCTACCATTTGAATCCTTGTAAGTTGTTGATTTATAACCAGAACGCAATTCTGCGTCGAGCGTTTCCACTAAACGATCAATATCTCGCAAAACGTCTGAATGCCGCTTTCCAGTCAACTCGGCAATCTCACGAGAAGTCATCGTCTTGCAGTTCATATTTACTTCTGTCAAACTCTGTTTAGCCATCTCAATAACCTCGTACTAGGTTGATTTGGTCAGGGGCCGTTACAGCGGCTCCGAACACTAAAAAAGCCATCACTTGACGGCTTCTCTAGTTTACTACTCAATTTCGTAACATTCAACTATCAGTAGATTCGAGAGCTAAGGCAAGATAGCCCATCGCGTCAAGTAAATGGTCTTCATTGAAGACTCCAGTCCCTTTGCGATTCCGAGCCAGCTTCAAGCAGACCATAAACAACCAGCCTTCATATTCACTGAGTTGATGACCAGTAATCGTTCTGAACAACTCCACTGTTGTAGAGATTGAGCGTTCCTTCTCTACATCACGGTCAGATGCACGATCCTCAATGAGCTTGGCGACACTCCGCAGAATCGTGGAGGCATTGCGTTCTTCCGAAGATGCTTTGACTTCCTTAATTTCATCCATCATCTTCTTGATTTCAGCAGACCACTTCTTCCTAGACGATTTGCGCTTATTCGGCGCATAGTCTTCGACGATAATATCGTCAGGAACGATATGTGCTTTCTGGTTCAAGCTCATCGTGTATTCAACCTCAGACTCCTTTGCTCGCCGTAACTTCAGTTGTGTTGTTGTAACGACCTTTCACTGCATAGGAGTTCTGTTCTGGAACTTCACTGACTTTGTAGAAGATGATTTGTCCAATCTTCATCCCCGGCTTCAAGAGGATGTTGTTGTGACTGAGCGTGTTGTAGAGTTCAAGAGTCAACTTCGAGTTGTGCCACGTCGGATCACACCACCCCGCGAGTGCGTGATTCAGTCCGGCCCGTGCCACACTCGACTTGAGTTTAAACTCACAGGCGATGTTGTTCGGAAGATTGAAGGTTTCTTGGGTACTCGCTAAGAGGAACTGATGAGGTTTCATCACAAAGCCATACTCTTCCATCGTGAGAGGAAGAAACTCCGGTGATTGCTTGAGACTCAAGTCAAGTGTCGGAGTAATCATTTGACTCTTTTCAATGAGCAACACTTTATCAAGAGTGACATCAATACTCGCTCCATTGATATTCTCTGGAGCAGCATCAATTACTCCCATCTCCACCAACTGCATCAGTTCAACGTAGGACAGTAACATCGTTTAACTCCGGATTAAAAAGTAGATGATACCACATTCAGTAGATTTTGTCAATTCGATAAGTGGTGAATAATCCAACCAACCCCACCCGTTACAACAGCAGTACAGGCCGTCGTGAGTAACACAATCCCACGCTCTAAGTAGTTTGTCCTGATACTGTTTTCTTTCAGTTGAATCGCCGTCTCTTTGAGTTGTTCAGCAATCGCTTTCATCATTCGACGCTCTTCATCTTCTTCTTCAATATGCTCAATAAATCGTTTGCTCAGGGCGATAAACTGCTCACTGAGTGCTGTCAATCGCTCAACAATATCCGTCTGCACATCCTGCACTCGACTCCCGAACTCGCGCATGATCAAAAACTCGTCTTGCATAGACGCAAGTCGTGCATCGGCATTAGAGAGTCGGCTGACCACTTCGTCTAACCGGCGACGGTCTTCCCGTTGATTATCGACAATATCTTTGTCGATCTTCTGGCGTAACGTAATCGTGTTTTCGAGTTCGTCGCTCATTAGACCCATTCCCCCACAATAGCCGTAATACCCAACACCAACACTAATGACGCAACGATTAGCAGTAAATCATGGCAACGATT